GTCACCTAAAAAGCGCGTAGACCTTGGTATGTTAAAAGCTGTATATAGACGCGGTGCGGGTGCTTATAGTGTATCCCATAGGCCTAATGTAACGAGTCGTGATCAGTGGGCACTAGGGCGCGTTAAGGCATTCTTAAAGCTTGTAGCTACAGGTGAAAGAAAGAAAGCTTATACGGGTGATTTAGATTTATTGCCTAAGGGGCATCCTCAGAAGTCAGACGCTAAAACAGAGGCCACGGCACTAGCTACACCTCAAAAGTATTCACATATCAATTTTACTCCACCCAAGGGCGCACAGGACGCAGCGGCTAGAGCTCTAAAGAAAAGAGCAGAGAAGCCACCATCACAGCGGGGCATGACTTCCGTAGGCTTAGCGCGTGCGCGTGATCTTGCTAACGGGCGTGAGCTCTCACCCAATACAGTACGCAGAATGCTTGCTTATTTCACACGCCATGAAGTGGACAAAAAAGGTAGCACTTGGGATGACTACGGTAAAGGGCGTCAAGCATGGGATGGATGGGGCGGTGATGCGGGCTTCTCTTTTGCTAGAAAAGTGGTTAAACAAATGAATGCAGCAGATAATAAAACGCAATCCCTTAGAGCCTATGGTGAAGCTATCCTTTTAAGTGATAGCTCATCTTATGATGTGCCAGAGGGGTTAACAGTAGGCAAGCCGTTTAAGACATTATCACTAGGTCAAGTATCAAGTAGACTCAGTGGTGACAAGGTAGGCAAGCCCATAGATCAAGATTTACTAACAGAATTAGTGCGGGTGTTTAATGAGCATAAAGCTGAGTCACCAGTCATTATAGACTGGCAGCATGCTACTAGCCCTTTTCAAGGTGGCACACCTGCGCCCCCTGAGAGTGGCAACGCACTAGGCATGATAGTAGATCTAGAGATTAAAGATGATGGTCTTTACGCTATACCCGCTTATAATGAGCGTGGGCTAGAGGTCGTTAAAAATGCGGGCGGTGTGCTGTGGTCAAGCCCTGAGTATATCCATGGTGACATATTCAGTAGGGGAGATGGCAGCAAGTTAGGTGAGGCTCAGCTTTTAGCTATCACGCTTACACCACGCCCCGCACAATCCCATAATACCATTGATAGGATCACTTTAACTGAGGAGTTAAATATGGATGATCAAGTTAAAGAGTTAATGGCTAAGCTTGAAGCTAAAGATGCTTTAGTTAAAGAGCTTGAAGCACAACTCGCAGACATGAAGTCTGAAAATGAATCTAAGCTCATGACAGAAGATGAGAAAGATAAAGAGCTAAAAGAGCATTATGATGATGAAAAGTCTAAGATGGCTGAGCATGATGATAGTGAAAAGAAAGCGGAAGATGAAGAGGATGAAGACAAAGTTAAAAAAATGTCTGAGTCATTTAGTACATCTAACGTAGCTCTACTTAATGAAGTGCAAGCACTTAAAGAACAGCTTAACACTGTAGTTAAAGAGAATAATGCTATTAAGTGTGACAAAGCAGTCAATCAACTTCTTAGTGAGGGCAAAATCACACCAGCAGAGCGTAAGTTTGCTGTAGATGCTTTTAACATGAAAGAGCTACAACCTACATTTTGGCAGATGTTTAGTGAACGTCCATCAAATCAAGCTGTACCACTTCAAGAAGTGGGCCATGGCGCAAGCGGTCAAGAGATATCTAAAGCTACTTTGAGTGAGAAGATTAAAGCTTTAGCTACTGAGAAACAAATCACATTTAGTGAAGCTTTAAATATTGTACGTGATCAAGATCCTATGTCTTATCGCAAAGCTTATGGAGTTTAATATATGAATAATCAAATACATTCTTTTATTTGTGCTAGTGCTGTTACTGAGTACTCACTAGTAAGTATTGATAGTAACGGCAAAGTAGCCCCCACTACTTTACCTACAGACGTAGCTTGTATTGGTGTAGCACAGCGTGCGGCATCTGCGGGCGAAGCTGTGGACGTTGTAACAAGTGGTGAAACTAAAGTAATTGCAGGTGAGGCGGTCGCAGACTTTAGCGCTATCCCTCGTTTTTCTGCTATGGCAGGTGGTAAGGTTCAACCCGCAGAGGCTACAGACTCTACGTTTTTCCCTACTTGCTTTGTAACCCCTAACGTAAACCAAGCAAGCGCGGCGGTTAATGATCAGATTCTTGTAGAATTTAGACGCCCTTGCACACCATTAGCATAATAGGAGTAGGATAAATGGCAAGTTCATATAGTAATATCCATCCAGTAGACGAGATCTTAACAAGCCTAGTAAGTGAAGTAATCCCTAGTGATTCCCAGCTTATCGCAGGTCAAGTATTCGAAAATGTAAAAGTCCCAGAGCGTAGCGGTACATTCTTACTAGAAAACACACGTAACTTTATGGGATCACCAGAGTTAGACTTAGAGCGCGCACCAGGTGCGGGCCGTGCTAACATTGGCTCATTTGATAGAACATCTTTAACTTTCAAAGCTAAAATCTACTCTGCACAAGATAGTATCGCTATGGAAGATATTATTGATAGTCAATATCCAGGCAGTGAAGAGCAACGTATCGCGCGCAAAGTAAGACGCACTATGATGCTAGCTAAAGAAAAGCGTGCCGCAGATTTGTTATTTGATACAACATCATTTAGTAATGATTCATGTGCTAATGTGATGGGTGGTCAAGTTGACGCTGCGGGCACAGATGCACTCACAGGCTTAGATAAGCTTAAGGATCTAGTATTTGCGGCGGCCCATGGCATCAACCCAGATACTATTATCTTAGGCCGTGGTGTAGCGCGTGCTTTAGCGCGTAACCCTGAATTTAGATCTTACTTATCGGTGGGTGACTTCACAGACGCAGGTGTAGGCATTGCCGCAGGTGGTAGCTTAGTGCTTAATGATAGTGCAGTTCAAGCAATCATTAGAGACGTTCTAAATATTCCTAATGTATACGTGGGTCAAGCTAGACGTGAGACTGCTGTACCTGGCGCGACATCCTCAGAAGCTCAGATTTGGAATGATGAGACTATCTTCTGTGGTATCCTTAAGGGCTCAGATGCTATCGTACAAAAGAGCGGTAACGTTAAAGGTATGCCTGTGGCTGCTCTTAACTTTGACTTTGGCAATATGGTTGCGGGCCAATATGATTCACTAGACGCTACTAGACGCTATGTATATGCTGAAGAAGTACAACAGTATAAAGCGATTGATTCCACATTAGGCTATATCGTAACTGACTGCTTAGCATAGTGAGTGCCCATGTGTGACAGTGCAACCCCTACATTATTAAGTGAAGTTGACGCAGATAAGAAAGCAATAGCTGACTTACAGGCGCAGCTATCCAAGCAAAGTGGGGCGCGTGCTGAGATCACAAAAGCTAAGATAAATGAATTAAAAACGATTATCAAAGCTGAGAATAAAATGAAAGCATCTCTAGCACGTGCCAGGGGTAGCTTTTTAAAAACTTTAGAGACTGCTATAGATGCCACTAATCCACTAACCTTGTTATCTCTAAATAGAGATCAGTTAGTAGACTTTATTCTTAAAGGGGGCATGGGTATAGCAGTGGATGACTTTATTAATCAAGCTGATAAAATTACTCAGTCTGTTAATAAGACCATGGGGAAGATACAACCAGGCTTAGGCATTACGGACACTATACAAAGTGAGCTAGATATTATGCAAGCCGCCGCAGTAGAGGGGGTATTTGATGATGTTATTTTACCCACCATCACAGCGGGCGTGCGTGATGCACTTACAGCTATAAGTGTGGATGTGCCCGTTAGCTCTGCTATCTCTGCGCTATCTCTCAAGATGGAGAAAGCACAGGGGAGACAACTAACAGAGATCAATACTAAGCTTAGTATGTATGGGCGCAGTGTGACTGCGGCAGTAGCTGAGAGTGCGGGCATTAAATACTATTTATATACAGGGCCTATAGATAGCTTGACTCGTAAATTTTGCCTACCTTTAGTAGATAAAGTGGTGAGTGAGTCACAGATGAGGCGCTTAAATAATAGGCAGGGCCTAAGCGTAAAGACTGCGGGCGGGGGTTATAATTGTAGGCATTCGTGGAGTCCTGTGACAGAGGGCTTTATGAAAGCAGCACAGCTAGACAAAGCTACTACTAAAAATATATCAGATGCTAATAAAGGGGCTAGAAAATGAAGAAAGCCGTTACAGGTCAAGACTACACTTTTACATGGAACAGCGCGGCCCCTGTGAGCGGCACGCCTAGCGTAACTTTTAAAGCGTCTAGCACAGTCACTAGTAATCTTACACACTCACGCGCAGATATTAGCGTAACTGCATTAGCTAATGATAGGCGTACACTCACTATAGCTAGTAGTGCTAGTCTAGAACGTGATCAAGAGCTATGCTTTTTAAAGACAGATGGGGACGCTTGGTATAGTGTAAAAGTAGTAAGGATAGTGGGCACTACAGCTTTATTAGCTGAGCCCCTCCCTCGTGAGATAGACTTATCTAGTGCAGCCTCATTAGAGTTTTCTACTTGGTATGTGACAGCATCATCTAGTAATGTTACTAGTGCAAGCGGGACATATCAATATGAGATAAGTTACATAGTAGACTATGGACAGAATACACAAAACAAACTAGACAAGGGTGTAATTAAAGTTACCCCGCGCCCGTTTAACACTGGCTTAG